GTGAATAGCTGCAAAAGCCGACCAAGCACGCCGCCGCCCGTGTCATAATGACGCTCTGCCGTGCTGTATTGATTCGCGACGTATGTCGACGGGTGCGCTTTACCAGGTCGGCCGGGCGAATCTTTACCGCCGAACACGATGTAAACGTCTTTGCCGTCGTCTTTGACGGTGCCGGACGCGCGCAAGTCGCCCGTATCAATCGGCACGAAAGGGAGAACCTGAGCCAGGCCGACATTTCCAGCAGCGCGCAAGGCGTTTAGCTGCATGGCGCGAATCGCGTTTATGGCCTGATCAGTTGTCACAGTTGCCCCGCCTCCGTGCTTATGTAATAATTGTAAATACCGGCCATGCCGATTGATACCGACGCGACGCGGTAAACGGTCATACGCCCGCCCATTTCGCCGATGACAAGCGCGCCTTTTTTGATTGCCTCGGTAGATGTGAATTTACCGGAAAACTCGACCGCATCGCCCTGAGCGTTTTGCTTTGTCTGCGTGCGCAGGCTGAACGTAATAGCGCGGACGCGTGCGCCCTTGACGTATACTTTCGACGCGCTTTCGTATTTGGCGCGGTAAAATGTCATGCGGCCAACTCCTGTTCGGCGTCGTCACGGTCAAAAAACTGAATCGGGTAGGGCGTTACTATGTGGCGACAGTTAAATTTCCACATGTGTGTGGATTTATCCGCGCGGATTTCGTCGACCGTTTTCAGATTGCGCGCCTGCGGGTATGCCTTGGATAATTGATCGCGTGACTCGGTAGAAAAGCAGACGATTTTGCCCTCCCATTGACGGCAGGAATCAGAGGCCCCATGGTTTGAGATTTTGCCGGTGTAAATACCGGACTGCGCGGCGTCGTATTGCGTAGTAAGTCTGTGAACGTCCGCTGACGTAGTGTTTGCCCTGCCGTCGAGGTAAGTGTTTAGCGGGTAATTTTTGCCATCGCGATACCGCACGGTTTCCCGGCTGCCATACTTGGCTTGCATCTTTTGCCATGCTTTCCCGATGTCATCGCCCCACGTATTGCGGGCAATCGATTGGATTTTAACGTCTGCCGTGCCGATTTGCGACAATAAAGCCGCCTGCTCATTTGCGGCGGCATAGGCTTTTAGTTGTTTTAACCGCTCGGTGAATAACGGGTCAAAACCGGCCAAAAGGCCGTCGATATTACGCACGACAGATTCCCGCAGCGATTCGAGCAGGCGTGCGGATACCTCTTTCTGTAAGCGCAGGTTGCGGGGGTTTATATATTGCGCCACGGCGCGCAAAAACTCATTGTGCGCGCGGAGTGCTACTTTCTCCATCTGCGCACCCGCAAAGAAACGCAGCAACGGGCCGCGCAAATCGGCCTTGTATTTTTTCAGCGCAGCCAGCATAGCCGCCTCGTCATTGGCAAGCGCCCATTCGAGCGAATCCAAGCGGGCATAACGCTTGCGGATTTCAATAACCCGACGAAGCATGGCCTCTTTCTCGGCTCTGAATGCGATGTCAGATTTACCGACCATAGAACCGTCCGCGCTGGTAAAGTTCGTTGTTCATGTCGATCTCTTCGCGGTTTTCAGCCACGACCTTATCGACGAGAAAACGCGCCTGCGGGTCAAGTGACCCGTTGTTTACCGACTGAATGACGATCTCACCGTCATCGAATGAATCGGATGTCATCTCTCGAATGGCCGTTGCGCGTTCGCGCATGGGCAGGACGTTGGCAAGGTGCAGCGCCTGGTAAATGTTCGCTTGCTTCAGGTCGGTATTGTCTGATTTCCACAGGCTCGAATCCTCATTTATCTGCCCGTGATACCGCACAATATCATGACAGGCAAAAACAACAGAACGGGTTTGCTCTGCGCTTGCCTGTGAGCTTGTGATATTTATCGCGTCATTGTCGGCCACGGATTCCGCAAGCCCGGGGTAAAACGATATTTGCACCGTTTCACGATTGTAAACGACACCGACGACAGTGTATTCTGTGGCGGTCGAGTCGGTCGCAATCGTGAAACGGTCACCGGCAGCGATAGGCTGCACGGTGTCCGAAAAGCTGTCAACGGCCATCGACTTTGCGCCGCTCGCATACCCCGTCGCGTTGTTTACCGCGCCGGTTACGGTCTGCGACGCCAAAGACAACCACGCGCGATGGCCATTGGCCTGCGCGTAGGTTGTAACTTCAGCGACGGTGCAATAAGTCGATTCAGCCATGGGTTTACACCTGACCGATCAGCACAGCGATGTGCTCGCTCTGTACGACCTTAAAGCCCCATACGGCAGCGACCTCAAACCGGATTGCGTTGTAACCACGGTACGCGCGGAAAGTGAACGTGATGCCGGTCACGGGGTCTGTCACCTGCTCGACCATGACCGCGAGGTCACCCATGCGCGGAGTGGCAGGCGCGCGCGTTGCAAACGCAAGGGCGTTGCGAGACAGCGCAAAGTTTGCGGTGTAGCTGTCGCCGATTGTCATTTCGGTAGTGTCAGGCACAAGAACGCGGATGCCCGGCTTACCGATCACAATATCGCCTGTCGCTGCGGTCAGCCCAGTGTTGACGACGTATTTGTTGTTCGCGTCTGTCGCAAAAGTTACAACGTCACCGGCTTTGATACCCGTACTGTTCACAGTACCGCCGTCGAGTGTGATAGTGGTTTGACCTACTGCCTCGCCTGAACCGTTGTTTATGTCGTAGCCTGTGCCCGCGCCTTTAGTGTGCGACTGAACGCCGCCCGATTCGCGAACGCCAAACCCTACCACAGGCAGCAGTAAACCGTTTCGCAGTGTCTGGTCTGAACCGTTGTTCTGTACGGTCATGAGGTTAGCGAGTGAACGCAGGTTTACGCCCGCTGCTGTATTGATAATCAATGACCGGTAGTTCGGGTCATTTTTACCCGGCGCGCCGTTGTCGTCGAGAATCTTTTTCAGTTGAGCCGCATCAGCGAGAGACGACGCAAACGGTGTCGAGCTGGTCGAGCCGTAAGCACGGGACGCGCCCTGATAGGCTGCGGTGCAGATGTCAGTTTCCATCTGATTAATGAGAGCACGGACGCCCTGAGCGATACGCTGCTGCAGAAGCTCCTCAGCCATACCGCCGAGGCCAAGCTCCTCTTCACCCGAAATAGGAATCGGTGCGGCGTAAGATTTGGAAAGCGTCATATCGACGTAAGACATAGTTTCGCCGCCTGTCTCAGGCACTGCCATTGCAGGGGTAATCGCCTCAAGTGTCGCAGCGGGTGCGATAGGTGCGCGAATAGTTTGGTCTTTCGCCGCTTGTGCTGCCGATGCGTCGAGCGATACCGCCCCGAGCGCGCCGACCGGTTCACGCGAAACGGTTTGCATCGCGCGGTAGATTGTGGGGATGAGCCCAGTGAGTGTGTTTGCTATTGCCATTTAATAACTCCTTAATCCGTAATTTGGCCGCCGTTACCCACAAACGCGAATTTCTCCGCATTTGGCAGGCTGTCGAAAGCCGCTTTGCTCATTGAATTTTTAGCTGTCTGCCTCTGTCCGCCGTTTGAGCCGCCGCCGGGTGTGAGTTTATTTTTTAGGAGGTTTGCGTTGGTTTCCTTCGCAATCCACTTCTTGAAAGCCTCGCTCATGTCGAGTTCCTGACCGTCGAGCACGGCAACCGGTTTCAGGTTGCCATTGTCGTCAATCAGTCGCGGTGCGGCCTCAGCCTTGAAAAGTTTCATCGTCTGATCAGCGTTGAAAATTTCAGGGTTAGCCCCCACCATTTTATATAGTGCATTGTCAAGTCGCTCTGAGTGCAACGCGGCCTGCAATTCCTGCGCCTGCGTTTGCCACTTCTTTGTCTCGTTCGCGACGCGCTCCGCGTCACGCTGCGCTTTTTGCGCGGCAGTCATGTTCTGCGTTTCGAGTTCTTCGAGCCTGCGTTTCGTCTCTTCGTAGTCGCCCAGACGTGTTTCATATTCCTGGATTTTGCGTGTAAGCTCGCCTCTGTGCTCTGCGCGGGACTTGCCGATAATAGCTTCAATGAGCCCTTTCGTCTCAATGGCGCTTTCTCCCTCGCCTATCTTTTCCGGTAAAACAACCTCTGTTTTCAGGGTCGGGTGAAAAATCTTGAATCCTGCCGGTGTTGCCGTTTCTTCTGCTGTCATGCGGTTGCCTCTTCTGAGTTGTTTTCTTCTAATGATATGTCGGGAACGTCCGGCCCACGCTCCATAGACTCTGACGCCATTTTGTTAGCGTCAACGCCCGGGAGCGTTAGCTGTACAATCTCTTTCAAAGTCTCCTGTCTCACTGCAGGCTCGCCGGTGTCGTACAGGCGATAAAGTTTCACGAGACGGTCATTCACGTCGTCGCCCTGAAACTTTTTGCTGTACTCAACCTCGACTGCATCGTCTGCAATGTTTGAGCCATCCCATTTTGACGCTGTGCGAATGATGAATTCCTCACACTCGCCCAGTGCCGTTGACATACCAATTAAAAGTGCTTCTGTTTTTTCAAACTCTTTACCCAACGCCGCGCCGCTTTGAACATAGCTTTTGTCACGGTCGATGTCCATGCCTACTTTGCGGAATATCTCAAGGGCGAGCATATTGCGGGCTTCTTTGTACGGCGTGATTTCCTCAAGTTTCGCGCCCGCAAAAAACGGGGCTTGGCTCATTGAGCCGTTGAAACCTACAAGGGGCGAATCGGACAGGCCTTTCTTTTTGATCTCTACCGGCAGTTCTTCCTTGTTCATGTAAGGAAAAAACAGGGTCTTAAAAGTGCCGCTCGCAAGCATCTCTTCAAAATAAGAAAGAATCGAATAGTCTAACCGGTTCAGAATCGCCACGTCCTCAAACGGGCTGTCAGAGATAAAATCGTCGTCAACGTCGCGGGCGTTCACAAAGTGAAAAGGCACGTAGCCCACGGGGTGTGGAGTGGTCTCGCCGGGCATGACCTTTAGGCCGCCGGTTTGTTTGTTGTGAACGATCTCAAAATCTGTAAAGTCTGTCTTTGTCCACAACCGGTAGATAGTGCGCTTTACAGGCGCGGCAAGCGGGCTTGCTTTTTCAATTCGCGAATCGTCGAGCAAAACCCATTCGAGCCGCGAAAACTCGTCTACGGCAAAGTCGCGAATTTGCCACGGTTGATACCAGCACGCATACGGGTTGAGGTTTGCGCTTTTGCGGTCTGCCTGCGTCGGATACTCTGCAGCGTCAAAACGTGGCGAATCGACGAGCACGCCGACGGTGTACATAAAACCGAGCGTGCAGACTGACTGCATAAACTTGTCCATGCTCTTACGCTTGGACGCCCGCTCAATTATGTACTCCATGCCGGGCGGGTAAGCGCGTTCGGGCTCGTGTTTGAACACAAAGCCGGTCAGTAAGTCAATAATGGGCTGAATGTAGTTTACGAAAACAGAACGCTTCACGCGCTTTTCGTATGCCACGGAATACTCGCGGTCATGGCGGGAAAGGTGGTTGCCTTGGATGTACTGAAAGCCGCCCTTGTAAGAATCGTCAAGCAGACGGTAAATCTCGTCTTTCGCGGCAAGCTTGCCGTGTCTACGAGTGGCGATGATTTCGAGCGGGTCTTGCATTATCCATAATACGTACCCCGCCGGTTACGGGATGGCTGCACCGTGCGGAATAGTTTGTCAATCATTATTCGGCTGTGTAAAACTCGGGCCCAGCGCTACCGCCGACAAGCTCCGACACCGCCAACGCCATGGACATCACAACGTCGTCATGATACCCCGCCGGGGCGCTGTACTGGACATGACCTTTCGGCGTTTTCTTAGCCTCAAAAATTGACAACTCGTGAACGATTTCGGGCAAATGGGGAAAGGTTATTTCCCGCTTTTCGATGGCGAAAATCAGGCTTTCGACTAAGTGCGTCTTAACAGGCGCGGTAATTTTAACCGGTGAAACGTTCAGCCCGGCCCGGTTGAGTCGGTCGTAAACCGGGTCGCCGACGCCCGTGGCGTCGAGACGCACCCGTGCGCGGTTGTACTTCATGGCAAGCGCGGCAATACGGCCCTCTATCAGCGGCCAGTCAATTTGATTGAACCGCTCAAACGCCACGAGGTGACGCCGCTCCACGTCCCAAACGGTTAGCACTGTCCAGTCAACGTGCTTGGCAATATCCGCCCCGATGAGATACAACGCCCCGGCCCGTGGCGGCTCTAAAACGCCTTGGACGCATTCCCGAAAGTCGCGGAATACTTCAGAGCCTGATTCTAAAAACTCCGCCAAATACTCCTGACGAAAAATCGCCTCTGACGTGGTAGCCCTGATTTTCTCAAACTCTGAGCTATTGAAAAACGGCGAGGCATTCGACGGCGCGTGGTGAAAGGAAAACTCGTCGTCACGTTTCGCCTGTTCGGCCAGCAGGTAAAACCAGTTCTTACCCTTTGGCGTGCCGATGAAGTCGCAACCGCCACGACGCACCGCAAGCATCGGACGCACGGCCTCCGCCCAAACGCTGTCGTGCATCGTGCCGCACTCGTCGAGCGTTGCCCCCGTCAACGTGTCGCTCTTAATGCTGGTGGGGTCGTCTGAACCTTTGTAGTGAACCCAACCGCCGGAAACGAATTGAGCCTCCATATGCGTCCGGTTGATCTTTGTCAAAAATGTGCGGTAGTCTTTCAGCAGGCGCTCGAATTGCGTCCGGGCCTGCGATACAATCGGGGACACCCAGTAGTGGTTGGCGTCTTTGGTTGACGTGACTTTGCGCACCATCCGCAACGTTGCGAGCGTGCTTTTGCCGTACTGCCTGCCGATAACGCCGACTGTGTGGCGTGACGAAAGGTTGAAATATTTGAACTGATCGCCCTGGGGTTTGTGTGGCAGGTAGAGCGTCACAGGAAAACGCGACGCAGCCAATCGACAAAACGTCGCCACCGTGACGGCGCGTTCAGGCTGAACGGGTAAATCTCAGGCGCTTCGACCTCATGGCCGCAGCATTCGCCGGGTGCGTGCTTTACTGTTCCGGCCATTTGATTTCTAACGGCCCGCCGTTAGCTCCCGTGACTTCATGACGTTCAACAAGGAAACCGAGATACTTGCACAGCAGGTCGAGGGCTTTCAACTTGCTCGGGCCGGTTCTTGCGAACGCTTCTTTTTGCAATTCCTCAAGTACGCGACGTTTTAAAGGTTCGCGCTCTGCAGCGATTGCTGTTTGGATGTGCTGGGAAATACGGGCGTTAATGTCAGGATTTGTCAGTAATTGGTGCCCGGCGGTATTGGCCCGCGTCTTATACCCGGCGAGCTTCGCCGCTTTCGAGGCGTTAAGCTTTGCTTCGCCTAAATAGAATTTCACGAACATTTCGTGTTTGGGTTTGAGTTTCGTCGGGCTTTTTGGCTTGTCGGTCATACCATTTTATACGCAGCAACCGCAACCGATACAACGGCCACAAAAGCCGCGGCATAAGTTGCCCGTTTCCACTTCCTAAGGTGCGCTACGTATTGCCGGTGAATTTCACTTTCGGTGTGGGCCTTGATCGCCTCGCGAAACATTTT